CAACCGACCCTATCTGACCATCCACCAAAGTTCGCACCACGGCACTCGTCAGATCTATGCCCTGGATCTCAGCGCTTTCCATGATGTTAGACACCTTCTCCCAGTTGGAGGGGCAGGGGAAAGCTTTTCCTGCGTCTCGGGCACCCTGGTCGTAAAGCAAATTAGCTGCAGACTTGAGAAACTTTGGTACTGTAGGATGCCAACGACTCTTTTCAGTGTAGTCAAGAAACGACTGCAGGTCATGTACACAATACACAAAGTTGAGACGTTTACGGATCGCATGATCCTTTTCTGCTTCGTTAACCAGATATACGCCATCGGATGGGTTCATTGCAGCCACAACCATAACGTTGTCATGCAATTTAAAGTCGTGAATCCGGCGCTCGTCAGTGAGCGTGAATAGCGCATTTACCAAAGCTTTGTCCCCCCGATTCCATTCGTCGAGGAATAAAACAGAACAACCTGACTCCTCCGCATCCTCATTTAACCGCACCAGCCATCTGGGGGGTATAAAATCGAACGATTCCCCGTCTCCCGTAAACATGATCATCGAGATCTCTTCTTGGGTCATGTGCCCAAAGTTGAGCATCTTCACGACCCCGTCTTTTTCAGTAGCCCATTGCTGTACGATGGGTGTTTTTCCAATACCCGTTTCCCCAACTAAGCACACTGTAAGCCGTGTGGGCATAGCCCACACTACGTCGAGCACCTTGGGTATCATACCGATACTCGTAGGGCGTACCCCGAGCTTCTCCCAGGGATCGACCATGTCTTTCTTGTCACTTGCCATAACATTCCTTAGCTAGCATACTCACAGCTGTTGACCTACTCTATTGCTGCCCAATGACCCCGACCTTAAACACTTATACCATTGAAAATACCCGTTATGCGTACTCTACCATGGGCATCCTCGGGCCTTGGCTAAAGCATTTTAATGGATGACTTAGCTGTCACCCGAACTGAGTGGGTAGAGACGCTACTGTGTCTTGATGGGAATCCATTCTCATTAGAGGATTATCCCTTTTACAACCAAATCTACAATAATAGTTATGATGCGACTCTGTTAAAAACAGCTCGACAGGTAGCCAAGAGCACAACGCTATCTAACTTCCTAATAGCGGAGGCCTGCAGCACTCCACACTGGAGAAGTCTATTCATAGCGCCGAGTCAAGAACAGACCACTAAGTTCTCACAGACTCGCCTGGGTAAGACCATCTTCTACTCCCCTGAGATACGCCGCAGGTGGGTTTCCAAGGATCTATCTAGTCGTGTTTACATGAAAATGTTAACTAACGGAGCAGAGATCGCATTTTCATACGCCAGTGATAATCCTGACCGGGTGCGAGGAGTATCCGCTGACCGCGTTGCTTTTGATGAAGTACAGGATATTCTGTATGACGAAGTTATCCCCGTCATAGTCGAATGTATGGCTAACTCTGATTACGCGTACGAGACTTATTGCGGCACTCCAAAGTCCATGGAGAATACGATAGAATCGTTATGGCAATGGAGCTCCCAGACTGAGTGGGTCGTTAAATGTGACGCTTGTAACCGCCATCAATTTTTTGTTGACGATAAATGTATGGGCAAGCTAGGCCCTGTCTGTTTAAATTGCGGCGCCTACGTTAACGTACGCAATGGTGAGTGGATCGACATGCATGTCTATCCCCCAGACTTTGACGGAAAACGAATCAAGGGGTTCCATATCCCTCAGGTAATTCTGCCAAAAAATTCCCCAGCCTCCATGCCGCGTGACGCAAGATCTCAGGAGTTAGCAGGAAGACGTTGGCGGCGCATTATTGAAAAGCATGCGGTTTACCCTACTGCAAAATTTAAAAATGAAGTGATGGGTGTCTCTGATGCCATAGGTACCAGATTAGTATCCAAGGAGGAGTTAGAAGCGCTCTGCCTCGACTATGAAATTACGGAGTACCCTCCTAACACCTTAACACTGGGCAACCTACGTGGCGTAGTAGCAGGAGTAGACTGGTCGGGCGGAGGTATGCGCGGCAATTCTCGCACAGTCCTATGGATCTGGGGTATTTGTGCTGGGGGGCAACAACACAATTTTAAACTTAGAACTTTGTACTTTAAAGTATACCCCGAAACTAACCCTATTTCAGGCGGTGTCGTAGAGCATATCGTAGATATGTGTACCCGCTACAACGTGTCTCTCATAATTGGGGATGCAGGAGCGGGCGCGCTGGCCAACGCTAATTTGCGTGAGCAGCTCGGCAGCCATCGCGCCATGCAAGTACAATATAAGGGGGGTACTTCAGGTAGCAGTGGGGCCGGGCGCCCTTTTTACTGGAATAAGATTGATCGATTTTTAGCTGAACGCACGACAATGATCGATCACTTCTTCATGTTCGTGAAACGCGCTGGAGTTATCTACCCCAATGTGCGGCAAATGCAGATCCCAATTAGGGATATGCTAAATGAATACGAAGAAGAGACTAAACACGGACGGAAAGTGTGGAGGCATGCCCCCACACAGCCCGATGACAGTCTGCATGCGCAAATCTTTGGATGGATGGCCGCTAAGTTCGCAACGATGGACCCTACGTTTACGTTTAACAGCGCCTAAAAAGAGGCGGCCAGTGTTACCTAGCCGCCTCTGAGCAGAGCCTGCTGACCTTTGGTGCAAAGGTTTTTGGGGTTAGGCCCTGTTCTGACAGGGTGTAACCCCTTTTAGTCTCCGCTCGTCGGAGATGTCAGAACTGGGCATGACCCTCGTCAATGACGACCTGAGTCAAGGGCCTCACAACTGCGACGGTACATCGCACTCTCAAGGATAAGAGACCAGATCACTGCTCACAGCCTTATACCAACGGGGGCGCCTCGTTTGTGACAGCATGCTCTGCGTCGTTGTCCATCTCAGGGGACACCGCCAAGGGCACCTTAGGCTTAAGCTGGTACATGTACATCCGGTTTTGAAGAACAAACCCAGGGTAACTGGCTACAATAATCTCTGCCGGGGCCTGACGACTACGTATGGCCGACTTTGTCAACCGCAGAGTGCGCGCAACATTAAAGATAGGCATGTAGCTGATAGAACCCTTTTGGTCGTTCACTGTAACAACACAAGGATCTAGCAGAACCACTTCTGCTTCAGTCTCATCTTGCACAATGCCCAGTATAGGCCCATCGGCGGTAGCTAAGATTTCAACGCGCGCAGCTCGGCAATCCTCGTTATCTGTGAACTCTACGAATTCTACGTATGACTTAGAAACGGTGTCTTCCGTCTCTATCCAATCGGGGTGCAGAACGCCCCCGTTCTCTACTACTTTTTTGAGGGCCCCGGGCGTAGTGTCATCCAGGATATAGCCTTCTTGATCTCGGATAACTCGCGTCCACTGCTTCCGCGTTTCAGTGACAACGCCTAGAGTAAACGTCATCCCAAATTTTTCAAAGACACGCGTATCTCGTTTACGCCGCCACGAAGGCAGCGTCTCTGAGTTCTGTGAGGAGCTCATTTTCTTCTATGATCCCTTCTTGCTGGGGTACGAATTCGTGGTTGGCAAGGTACTTAGCTAAGGGTTGACACTCCCCATAACTAGACCCCACTTCAATGTCAACTTTGAACGGGACAGGTAGCCAAGGATACTTATCGCGCACACGGGTTTCGGCGTAATGAGTTACAAAATCCTGCAACTCAGCAAGATGCTTCTTAGGGAACTGGAACACCATTGAATCATGCACCGTAAGTAAGTGCCGCGCCCCCGGAAATTCCTGCAAGGGGGTATTGATTTCCACTAACTGCGCTACGACTATGTCTGAACTCGTAGATTGAATCTTAAAGTTACGGGCTTGCCGTATAGCCCGACTACTGTGTCTTGAAACGCTCGCTAAAGGAAAACGTCGCCGCCGGTGGAAATGAGTCTCTACATATTTATTTTTGCTAACTTCCCATTCTATGTCCGTTGCATACTGCTTAATTGCAGGGAACATCTCGTAAAGAAGAGCTATTAGCGCCTTAGCTTCATCAAAGTCTACCCCTATCGTCTCCGATATCTTCATCGGCCCGGCACCATAAAGAATACCAAAGACGACTCGTTTAATCTGAGATCGCTCCTTATCTAGCTGTTTACGATACGCAGCCTGCTCCGGGGAAAGAGAAGCTTTCCCCCTGTCTACGTAGTCTTGGTATGGACGTTTAAAAACTTTGTGTGCAAAGAAACTGTGCATATCAAGGTCTTCATTGAGGGCCTTGATTAACGCAGCGTCATGAGCATACGCCGTAAATACGCGAACCTCGGCGCCCCGATAGTCCACATTGACGATCACAAAATCTTCATTGTCCGGTATAAACAGCTTCTTGATATTCCAACCAGCTAAGAATTTCGGGATATTCTGCATGTTCATATCTGAACTTGACAGGCGTCCGGTACCGGTCCCATTCAGATGAAATTGCGTGTGCAGATACCCGTCCCGCTTAGACAGGGCACGAACATTAGCCAGGAAAGTATTAAGTGCCTTAGAAGCTTTACGCCAGCGCAGTAAACGCTCGATGAAGTAAGATTCGCGGGTAGGAAGTGTCTTATCGGCGTCTTGATACGCAACTAATGGCCCTAAAGATTTAGCGGCGGTGCTGGCTTGCCCTTTCTTAGTCCGAGCTAAAACCTCGTGGCACACTTTAGTGCCATCAGGATGTCTCCACCCCCAGTTGTACAATACGTTAGCTAAGGTGCCCGCGTGGTTTAAGTTTAGGGGGGTGCCGTCGTCCTTTACGGTACCCGCCATTTGATAT